ACATGCCCGCTGCCTTTGCTGCCGTGGCTGGCGTGGGCCTGGAGCATGGACGAGTGGGACCCCGCCTGGACCGAAACCCAACAACGCGCCATGGTTGCCGATGCCCGGCGCCTGCACCGCAAGAAGGGCACCGCCTGGGCCGTGCGCAATGCACTGCTGCGCAGCGGCCTGGAAAGCGTGCGCGTGATCGGGCGCCCCGCCGGGGCCGGCCACTGGGCCGAGTTCGATGTGGATGTGGCCGTGGTGGATCGGCCCTTGACGCAATCGGCCATGGATCGTGCCGCGGCCTTGATTGAAGAGAACAAGGCGCAGCGCTGCGTGCTGCGCACCCTGCGCACTTCGCTGCAAAGCCGCAGCGCTCTGCACATCGGTATCCAGCTGCTGGCCGGCGACACCACCACCGTTTACCCGCTGCAGCCCCAGGACATCCAGCCACCAGCTGTGACCACCGCCTGGGCATTCGCGGCCCATGACGCCATTACCACCACCGTCTACCCCATGCCATGAGTAACTTCTACACCATCCTCACCAACATTGGCGCCGCGCTGCACGCCAACGCCCAGGTGCAGCAAACCACCGTCCCCTGGACCCACATGGCCCTGGGGGACGGCAACGGCAATCCCGTGGTGCCCCAGCAATCGCAAGCCGGCCTGGTGCGTGAAGTCCACCGCCTGCCCATCACCAGCCTGGAGCAGCACCCGGACAACCCCAACTGGATCGTGGTGGAAGCCGTGGTGCCCAGCGATGTCGGCGGTTGGACCGTGCGCGAAACGGCACTGTATGGCGGCGCCGGTGGCAGCAGCTGCATCGCCGTGGGCAACTACCCGGCCACCTACAAACCGGTGCTGGCCGAAGGTGCCGCCCGTGAAATGGTCATGCGCATGGTGATCGAGGTCAGCAGCGTGGCCACGGTCAAGCTGGTGATCGACCCTGCCGTGGCCATTGCCAGCCGCAAGTGGGTGGAAAGCCTGGTGGCCACCCCGGCCAAGGCGGGTCTGGTCAAGCTGGCCACCGTGGATGAGGCCAAGGCAGGCCAGCGCGATGATGTGGCCGTGACGCCTGAAGGGCTGGATGCAGCACTGGACGGGATTGGTGGCCTGCCGCGCTTCACACCCTACCTCTGGGGCGGCCGAGGCGATGCCACGCCAGCAGGTGACGCGCAATCGAGCGGCCAGCAGCTGCTGGAGCTGATGTTCCCCACGATGCGGGCAGAAGTCACTGCAACGCAATTCATCTGTACAGAAGCAGAGTGGCAGGCAAGCCCGATGAAGCGCCTGACACATTGGAGCTTGGGGGGGCCTGGTTGGATGCGTCCACCGGACAAGAATTGCGTGCAGCCTGGAAGCTTGGAAGGCGGGTTCTACGGCACCGGCGTGGGCCCTGCAAGCCCTCTGCTGGGGACGGCTGTGCTGGATACGTTGCAGGGCCATGCGCACGAAGTCCATGCCTCTATGAGCGTGGTCAGCAACACATCATCTGGACAAATGCCCATGAATAACGGGGCACATGTCAAAACGAACATGGTTGCCAAAACCATCATTTCGGATGGAGTGAATGGCGATCCACGGGTTGCAGCCATCACGAAGCCGCGCACTTGGTACGGCATCTGGATGATTCGGATGTATGGGCGTGTGACCAATGCGGGCGACTTGAACGCCCCTGCGCTGAATGCACGCATGGACATGATCGATGCGCGTGTCAGTGCATTGGAATCAGGCTCTAGCAGCATCACCAAGAACGGTTTCAAGATTCATCCTGATGGCGAGATTGAGCAGTGGGGCGTACTTGAAAGCGTGAACCTGAGCAGTCAGATTTACAACATCACATACCCCATACCGTTCCCTAATCAGGTTTTTAACCCGTCCGTAACTTTTGGTTTAAATGCGCTCCATGATGGCAGCACGACCCCCGCAGTAATTCGTTCAACGCTAGAGCTTTCAGGTATGCAAATTGGGGCTGACGGCAATGCCTTGTCTTCAGCAGTTACAGGAAATATCTATTGGCGCGTGAAAGGCAAGTGATGCAATACAAATACTCTTCAAGCACCAACCTGTTTTACGTGGTCGGGCTGCACAAAGACATCCCCGAGGATGCGCGTGACGTAGCGAAGGAAACCTACGACTCCATCATGAATGGCAGCGGAAAGTGGATTCCCGATGAAAGCGGCGATCCCGTGGAAGTGCAGCGCGATCCGGTGTTTTTTACGCTTGAGCAGCTCGCTCAAGCAGCCATGGCCCAGGTGAATACGGAGTACATCAAGCGCATGGGCGCGGTGGCCAGCCCTTACCCGCTGCATGAGCGCGAGAGCTGGCCCATCCAGCTTGCCGAGGCGCAGACTGTGCTGCTGTACCAGGGCGGAGAGCTGCCCGAAGGCGTCACATCGACCTGGATTGACCAGTGCGCCCATCAGCGCGGCATGACGCGCCTGGAGCTGGCCCAACGCATCGTGGCCAAGGACACCGCCTACCGCACGGTGTCGGGCTTCCTCAGTGGCGTGCGCCAGTGGCATGAGGACTGCATTGACCTGCTACTGCAGGAAGGCGAAGGGGCGCGCGACGAGCTGCAAGCCTACGACCACCTGCAGGGATGGGAGCGTGCTGAAGAGCAACTGGCCACCTAACCCGGTCACATGGTCGGCCCAAGCCCGCCTCGCGCGGGCTTTTTACTGTAGCCACCGCCGCTACATGTGCGCGCGCTGGCGTGCGCGAGGGGGGCTTGGCACCCTTGAGGGGTCGCCAACTTCACCCACCCAGCGCCCATGTCTACCGAATACCACCATGGTGTGCGCGTCCTCGAATTGACCGAGGGCATGCGCACCATCCGCACCGTCTCCACGGCGATCATCGGCTTGGTTGCCACCGCATCCGACGCTGATGCGGCCACCTTCCCGCTGAACAAGCCTGTGCTGATCACCCATGCCCGCAATGCCATTGCCAAGGCGGGCAAGCTGGGCACCCTGGCCACCTCGCTGGACGCGATTGCCGAGCAGTGCCTGCCCATCTGCGTGGTGGTCCGGGTGCCCGATGGCGAAGGCGCCACCGACGAAGAAAAAGCCGCCAGCCTGACCAGCCATGTGATCGGCGGTGTGGCCGAGGACGGCAGCTACACCGGCATGAAGGCCCTGCTGGCAGCCCAGGGCAAGCTGGGCGTCAAGCCTCGCATCCTGGGTGCTCCCGGTCTGTCCACCCAGCCTGTGGCCACCGCCCTGGCCACGCTGGGCGAGCAACTGCGCGCCATGGCCTACTGCGGCACCTACAAGGACACCGTGGGCGATGCCATCCTGTACCGGGGCGAATTCGGCAAGCGTGAGCTGATGCTGATCCACGGCGACTTCCGGCGCTGGGACACCGTGGCCAACGCCACCGTGGACGCCTGGTCCGAGGCCTATGCCCTGGGCCTGCGCGCCAAGATCGACCTGGACCAAGGCTGGCACAAGACCCTGTCCAACGTGGCCGTCAACGGCGTGACCGGCATCAACAAAGACATCTACTGGGATCTGCAGAACCCCGCCACCGATGCCGGCCTGCTCAATGCGGCCGACGTCACCACCCTGATCAACAAGGACGGCTACCGTTTCTGGGGCAGCCGCACCTGCAGCGACGAGCCCCTGTTCAGCTTTGAATCGGCCGTACGCACCGCCCATGTGCTGGCCGACAGCATTGCCGATGCCCACATGTGGGCCGTCGACAAGCCCCTGCACCCCAGCCTGATCAAGGACATCCTGGAAGGCGTCAACGCCAAGATGCGCGAGCTGACCGTCGGCGGCTACCTGCTGGGCGGCCAGGCCTGGTTCGATGCCGCGGCCAACGAAGCGGCCACGCTCAAGGAAGGCCAGTCCTTCATCGACTACGACTACACCCCCGTGCCCCCGCTGGAAAACATCAATTTCCGCCAGCGCATCACCGACCGCTACTTCGCAGACTTCGCCACCCGCGTGCAAAGCGGCGGCTAAGCCCAGGCATTCAATTTCAGGAGCAACCACATGGGTATGCCATCCAAACTCAAAAATTTTGCCCTCTTCGTCGACGGTGTCAGCTGGGCCGGTGAAGTGCCCGAACTCACACCGCCCAAGCTCACCCGCAAGATGGAAGAGTTCCGCGCAGGCGGCATGCGCACCCCGGTCAAGGTGGATCTGGGCACCGAAGCCCTGGAGCTGGAAGTCACCGCTGGCGGCTGGATGAAAGACGCCCTCAAGCAGTGGGGGGCCAACGTTATCGGCGCCGTGCCCTTGCGCTTTGCCGGCGCTGTGCAGAACGACGACACCGGCGAATGGAGCAAGGTCGAGATCTTCATGCGTGGCCGCTGGGAAGAGCTGGACATGGGCTCCGCCAAGGCTGGCGACGACACCGAGTTCAAAGCCAAGGCCACGCTGAGCTACTACCGCCTGGTCTGGGATGACGAAGACCTGATTGAGATCGATGCCACCGGCCTGATTGAAAAAATCGGCGGCGTCGACCTGACTGAGAAGGTGCGCCAGATCCTGGGCATCTAAGAGCCCGCCCTCCGACCGCCCAGGGGCTAGCGCCCCTGGCCCTCCCATCCATTCACCTCAACCACCCTTCCCGCTATGCAAACACCCGACACCGAACACACCACCACCGACAAGCCCACCGGCGACATCGTCACCGTCACCCTGGATACCCCCATCGCCCGCGCTGGCGGCAAGCAGATCACCGAAGTCACCCTGCGCAAACCCCTGGCAGGCGCCCTGCGCGGCGTGGCCATGGGTGACCTGGTGGCCTGCAAGTACGACGCCGTCGCCCAGGTTCTGCCCCGCGTGTCCACCCCCATGCTGCTCAAGCAGGACATCGAGAACATGGACCCGGCGGATCTGTTCAAGCTGGGCGGCGAGGTGGTGGGTTTTTTGTTGACCAAGGAACAAAAGGCCTTCATCCCTCAGTAGACATCGCCCAGGTGATGGCAGAGGTGGCCTATTTCTTCCACTGGCCCCTCTGCAGCATGGATGCCATGCCCCTGGAAGAACTGCTGGACTGGCGCGAACGTGCCGTAGGCATCCACAACCGCATCAACGCCCCGGAAAGCTGATCCCCCATGGCTGATAAAAACTTGCGCTTGCGCGTCATGCTGGAGTTAGCAGACAAAGCGCTGGGCCCGCTCAAACGCATCAGCCAGGGCAGCAACGAAACCGTCAACACCCTCAAGGCCGCACGCGACCAGCTCAAGCAGCTGCAGGCGGTTCAGGGGGATGTGGCATCGTTTCGCACCATGCACACCCAGCTGGGCGAAACCGAGGCCAAGCTCAAGTCGGCCCGCGACAACGTGCGCCAGTTGGCGGCAAGCCATGCACTGGCAGGCCCACCCACCAAGCAAATGGAAGCTGCGATGAAAGCCGCCCGCAATGAGGCGGCCCAGCTTGGCGAAAAATTCAAATCACAGCAGCAAAACCTGCAGCGCATGCGCGACAAGCTCAGCGCCGCCGGCATCAGCGCCCGCAACCTTGCCAGCGACGACAAGCAGTTGCGCGCCAGCATTGCCGCCACCACACTAGACATCACCCAGCAAACCCAGGCCCTCAAAGCCCAGGGCGACATGCAGCGCCGCGCGTCCAGCCTGAAAGCCGCCCAGAACACCAACGTGGGCAACCGCGCCCAAGCCCGCGGGGCACTGCTGGACGGCGTGGCCCTGGCCGCCACCCTGGGCGCCCCCATCAAGATGGCCATGGACTGGGAGCAGCGCATGGCCGAGCTGAACAAGGTGGCCAACAAAACCCCGCATGAGCTGAACGCGATTGCGGCCGCCGCCCAGCAGCTGGCCGTGGAAACTGGTGTGGCCCGCGAGGAAATCATTGGCGCCTACATCGCCGCCAGCCAGGCCGGCTTTGCCGAAAGCGAGTGGGCACAGTTTGCCGAGGTCTCCGCCAAGATGGGCGTGGC